CCCTTTGAGTGTTGGAATTGAGCGAGGTGCGTTAAAAAACGCTGTTTTGCCTTATTTGAGTGACCTAATGAGGAAAAATAATGTATATTCCCACATAGTTGACTTAACGCATGGCAACAGGAAAAAGACTGACAGAATTATCTGGAGTCTCCAAGGAAGGTTTGAGCATGGGCGTATTGTGCTGAACTCTGAGGAAGATTGGGATGAATTCAAAGATCAACTTTTGATGTTCCCCGCCCAAGGTGTTCACGATGACTTGCCTGATGCTCTTTCCTACATTGACCAACTGGCGATAACCTCATACTTCCAAGACGACCAAGAAGATGAGTGGGAGCCTTTAGACATAATAAGTGGCATTTAAAGGGATATAAATGGCAACAGACAAAGAAGTCAAGCTAGAACAAAGCGAATTTTATGAGCCTACTGAGGCTGATAAAGAGTTAACCGATTTCATCACTAGCCACTGCGACAAGTGGAGAGATTGGCGAGATACAAACTTTCTCCCCGATTACCTAGAGTACGAGCGCATCTTCCGTGGTCAATGGGCTTCTGAAGATAAGACCCGTGAGTCTGAGCGTAGCCGTATCGTTACCCCTGCGACCCAACAAGCTGTAGAGACTCGCCATGCTGAGATCATGGAAGCTATCTTTGGGCAAGGCGACTTCTTTGACATTGAAGACAATATCCAAGATATAGGTGGAAACCCTATAGATGTTGAGTTAATTAAGGCTCAACTGATGGAAGACTTCAAGAAAGACAAAATCAGAAAAGCTATCGACCAGATCGAATTGATGGCTGAAATCTATGGTACAGGCATTGGCGAGATCATTGTCAAAACCGAGAAAGAGTACATCCCATCGACTCAGGCTATCCCTAATCAGATGGGTCAAGCCGCTATTGGTGTGATGGAGCGTGAGCGCATATCTGTCAAGATCATGCCTATCAATCCCAAGAATTTCTTGTTTGACCCGAATGGAACATCTATTGATGACTGCATGGGCGTGGCTATTGAGAAATACGTCTCAATCCACAAGATTGTAGAGGGAATCGAAAAAGGCATTTACCGCAAGGTAGACATTACGCCCACCTATGAAGATACTGACTTAGAGCCTACCCAAGAGGTTAGCCAGTACCAAGACGAGAAGGTACTGTTGTTGACGTATTACGGGTTAGTTCCCCGTGAGTATTTGAACAATCTTGAAGAAAACAAAGATATTGTTGAGTTGTTTCCTGAGAATTCAGCGGCAGAAGACTATACCGATATGGTTGAAGCTATTGTTGTGATTGCCAATGATGGTATGTTGTTGAAGGCTGAAGAAAACCCTTACATGATGAAAGATAGACCTGTGTTGTCGTACCAAGACGATACAGTTCCAAACCGCCTGTTGGGGCGAGGTACAGTGGAAAAAGCCTTCAATATGCAAAAAGCTATTGATGCTCAGACTCGCGCTCACTTGGATTCACTCGCTTTGACCACTGCCCCTATGGTTGCTATGGATGCAACAAGACTTCCAAGAGGTATGAAGTTTGAAGTTAAGGCTGGTAAGGCTATTCTTACCAATGGCAACCCAAGTGAGATTATTTACCCATTCAAGTTTGGTCAAAATGACCCAAATAACCTAGCAACTGCCAAAGAATTTGAGCGTATGTTGCTTCAAGCTACTGGTACGCTGGACTCAAACGGCATGGTTTCACAGGCAAGCCGTGATGGTGGTGGTATGTCGATGGCGGTTGCCTCCATCATCAAGAAATACAAGCGTACTTTGGTAAATTTCCAAGAAGATTTCTTGATTCCATTCATCAAAAAGGCGGCTTTTAGGTTCATGCAGTTTGACCCAGAGCGTTACCCCTCTGTGGATATGAATTTCATACCTACAGCTACCTTGGGCATCATTGCTAGGGAGTATGAACAGCAGCAATTCATTGGTTTGTTGCAGACTTTGGGTGCAAACACCCCTGTTTTGCCTATTTTGCTTAAAGGCATCATAGGAAACAGCAGTCTGTCCAACAGAATGGAGTTGATTGCCAAGTTAGATGAGATGATGCAACCCAATCCTCAACAGCAACAGATGGAGCAGATGCAGCAGGAGTTGGCAATGCAAGCGGCACAGGCTCAGATTGCTGTTAACACCACTCAAGCAGAGCAAAATCGTGCTGAAGCTACGAAATTGTCTGTTGAGGCTCAGTTAATGCCGCAAGAAGTACAAGCCAAGATGAGTGCATCTTTGACCAAGAATCTTCCTAATGAAGATGAAGCCAATCAAAGGGAATTTGACAAGAGGGTCAAGATTGCTGATCTGATGTTGAAGGAAGCTGACATTAAGAACAAGTCAAAGATTGTTGAGTTACAGATGGCTGATAAATTAAATGCTCAGTCTCAAGTAAAACAAGACTTTCTTGAAAAACTGACCAACGGGTTGAATAATGTCTAACATCAGGGAACTAATCAAAAGCATTGAGGCGGCAGACTCATCTTTTGATGAGAAGTTAAACGCTATTAATAAGATGGAAGAAACCTTGGTGGCTATGCGCCAGCAAGAAGAACAAGCCGTTCAAGACAATGTTGATTTGATTGTTGAAGCCATCAAAGTGATGGAAAACAAAGTCACTGCACAACTAGAAGTTGCCAAATCCATAGTTCCTGAAAAGGGTGATAAGGGTGACAAGGGTGATCGTGGTTTAGATGGTCGCCAAGGCGTAGATGGCAAGAATGGATTAGATGGTCGGGATGGCAAAGACGGGATTGATGGCAAGGATGGTGTGTCTGTCACTGATGCCAAGATTGACTTTGATGGCTCTTTGGTTATTAGCTTGTCAACAGGTCAAGAGATCAATGTTGGTGAAGTGGTTGCTCCTGATTTGGCAGAAAAGATAAAAGTTATTAGCACCATGTCTACCAATGGGGCGGTAGGCATCAAGGATGAGGGAACTTCAATCTCCACAGGTGTTAAGAACATCAATTTTGTTGGGGCAACAGTTACTGCCACAAACTCAGGGGATGATGTTACCGTCAACGTAAGCGCAGGAACTGGCACAGTAACAAGCGTAGCGGCTACTGCTGGTACTGGCATTAGCGTTTCGGGTAGCCCAATTACAACCTCTGGCACTCTGACAATTACAAATACTGCACCAGATCAGACAGTCGCATTGACGGGTGCGGGTACGACTAGCATTACTGGAACATATCCTAACTTTACGATTACTTCCAATGATTCTGCAACTGGAACAGTTACAAGTGTGGCGGCAACAGTCCCATCATTCTTGTCTATTACTGGTTCACCAATTACAACAAGTGGCACATTGGCAATTACATTGTCTGGTACTGCTTTACCAATAGCTAATGGTGGTACTGGTGCAACTACATTGGCAGGTGCATCTATTGCTACCTACACAGGTACTGAGACATTAACAAACAAGCGTATTGACCCAAGAGTTACTTCAGCCGCATCAGCATCAACATTAACACCTGATATATCGGCTAGTGATGTTTATGCCTACACAGCGTTGGCGGCAGGACTTACCATTAACGCGCCAACTGGAACACCTCTTGATGGAGACAAATTAATATTTAGGCTTTTGGATAACGGCACAAGCAGAGCATTGACTTGGAATGCAACGTATACAGTCATTGGTGTAACTCTGCCAACAGCAACAACCATTAACAAAACAACTTATGTAGGTTGTATTTACAACGCTAACAATACACGTTGGGATGTGATCGCAGTAACCACACAGGCATGACCATGAAAATTGACTTTTCTTTTCCATCACAGTACGGCACATTTTCAGATGCTTTGCATTTAGAAGACGATCATGCGTTTACAGATGCTGAGATTGAAGCTATGAAACAGCAAAGGTTTGATAACTGGATTGCTGTAATTACTGCGCCACCACCAAACTATGTGTTGGATGCCGATGGAAATATCGTCGTTGATGCTGATGGCAACCCCGTAATTGCGGGGTAAGGCATGGCTGATCGTTACTGGGTAGGTGGCACAGGTACTTGGGGTAGCAGCCAAACAACCAATTGGTCTGCATCATCTGGCGGGGCTAGTGGCGCATCTGTCCCAACTGCATCAGATAACGTATTCTTTGATGTCAATTCAAACACAGGAACTAACTCATTTACAGTCACTATGGCAAACTCGCCAAGGGTCTGTAATGACTTTACAGCGTCAGGGCTTGATGGATCGATGTTCCTTGCTGGTTCTGGTATTGCATTAACAGTATCAGGCAGTCTTACGTTTCAAGCCACAAACTTTACCCGCCAATATTCAGGCACAACCACATTTAACGCTACGACAACAGGTAAAACTGTAACTACTAATGGCGTTGCTTTTGGTGGGGCTGTTACGTTTAACGGTGTAGGTGGTGCATGGACACTTGGCTCTGCGTTTAGTTGCGGCACTAGCACATTAACACTTACCAACGGCACATTTGATACTTCAGCAAGTAATTACGCTGTTACTGCTACTGCTTTATCTTCTAGCAATTCAAACATAAGAACAATAAATTTAAATGCTTCTACTGTTAGTACATCAGGCAGTGGTTTTGTTACGTTTACCACATCAACTAATCTTACATTTAATGCAGGAACATCAACAATAAATGGTTCTAGTGCTTTTGCCACTTTTGCTGGTGGTGGAAAAACTTTTTACAACGTATCTTTTACATCTACTGGAATATTCTCAGCATCAATAACTGGCACAAATACATTCAATAACTTAACTATAGCTGGTCAGACTTCTCCTAATCTTGTTCAATATTCCATTAGTGCAAACCAAACAATCAACGGCACATTTACAGTAAGTGCAGGTACTGCTTCTGCATACCGCATATCAGTTTTCTCTAACACCTTTAACACTCCACGCACATTAACTTGTGCGGCGGTATCTTTAACAGACGTAGACTTTAGAGATATAACTATTGCAGGTGCGGCTTCCCCTGCTACTGGTACAAGAATTGGTGACGGCAAAGGCAATAGTGGTATAACTTTTACTGCGGCTAAGACTGTTTATTATCGTCAAACAGGTTCTGCTAATTGGGCGGCTACAGGTTCAGGCTCTTGGTCTGCTACATCAGGTGGCGCATTAGACGCAACCATGTTTCCATTACCTCAAGATACCGCCGTATTCCCTGCGGCTACATATCCCGCATCAGGTTCAACAACAACAATCAATGGCTCATTTTTCATTGGCACAATAGATATGTCATTGCGAACGTCAAACACCATGACGTTGGCAAATGGAAGTAACGCTTGTTCAATTTTTGGTAATTGGATTAATGGTTCTGGCATTACGCTATCAGGTACTGGTTTGCTGTTTTTTTATGGACAGACAACACAAACTATTACAAGCGCTGGCATATCATTTACTCAGCCTATTACAATTAATAGTGTAGGCGGATCGGTTACTTTACAAGATGCGCTAACAACAGGGACAACAAGAACAACAACATTAACCAACGGCACATTAGACCTTCAGTCATTTACATTAAGTACAGGTTTATTTGATTCAAGCAACTCAAACACTAGAACAATTGCATTTGGCACAGGTCAAATATCTTGTACTGGTACAGGTACTGTATGGACTACGGCAACAACTACAGGACTGACTACAACAGGCACACAGGTTGTTAACGTAACAAGTACAGGCTCTACTGCTATTACTGTTAGCACAGGCGCTTTGTCTGAAGCAAACTCCATCAGTTTTAATTTTACTGGCGGCACTTACGCGCTGTCGTTTTTAACAGGCGGCTCTAACACAGCAAAAAGTATTGATTTTACTGGATATGCAGGAACTTTGGCGGCTACTGCAACTACGGCTATTATTTACGGCAATTTAAAACTTTCCACGGGAATGACACTTACTGCCACAGCAAGCCAATTAAATTTTGGCGCAACAAGTGGCATTAAAAATATAACTACAAATGGTAAAACAATAGACCAACCAATTACGTTTGACGGAGTAGGTGGCACATTTCAGTTGCAAGATGCCTTGACGTCAGGTTCAACTAGAAGCATAGTTTTAACCAACGGTACGTTAGATTTAAACGGTAAAACTTGTACTGTCGGTTCTGCTTTTGGAACAGGTTCAGGCACAAAAAATCTTACGTTTAATGGAGGAACATTAGTTTGTCCAGCCGCCGCTACAAATGCTTTTATTAACAATAATCCAACAGGATTCACCACAACAGAAGGAACAGGCACAGGCACGATCTCCATGACTGCCGCAACCGCTAAATCTTTTCAAGGTGGTGGGTCTACGTTTAACTGCACACTAAACCAAGGTGGTGCTGGTGCTTTGACGATTACAGGTTCAAACACATTTAGCAACATCACCAATACTTATAAAAGCACTGGTGCAACATCTATCCTGTTTACGGCGGCAACAACAAGTACGTTTGCCGATTGGAATGCAAGTGGTGAATCTACAAGACTTTTAACCATTGGCTCAGTGACTGCCGCAAGCCATACGCTGTCAAAAGCAAGCGGTACTGTAAGCGCAGACTTCTTGTCTATCAGTAGGTCTACAGCTACTGGTGGGGCAGGATGGTACGCGGGGGCAAACTCCACAGATGGTGGTAATAACTCAGGGTGGATATTTACAGCACCTCCTGCGCCTCCAGCAACTGCAACAGGCAATTTTTTAATGTTCTTTTGAGGAAACAATGAATCAAGAACTACAAAAGTATTATGAAGACCGATTTTCCATGATGGGAATGGAAGGTTGGAAGGATTTGTGCATAGATATTGACATTATGATAGAGTCGCTCAATAATCTAAGCGTTATTCCTGATGAAAAGACCTTGATGTTCAAAAAAGGTGAACTTTCCATCTTGACTTGGCTGAAAACCTTGAAAGAGGTCAGCGAACGAGCCTACGAGGAATTGAATGAAAAGAATGTTTGATTTTGCCTGTGCAAACGGGCATAAAACCGAAAGACTTGTTGATTATGAGACAACAGGTTTTAAGTGTGAGTGCGGAGAAACAGCCAACCGTACTCTATCTGCTCCAAACTTCAAGTTAGAAGGGTGGTCTGGTTCTTTTCCATCAGAGCATGGAAGGTTCGAGAAAAAACACCTAGATCAACTGAAGTGGGAGCAAAAGCACAACTCATAAGCAGAAATGCCGAGTTGAATGTCCTAGAACCGATAACGGCAGGAAAAGGAAAAATATGTTGATTGACAATGAAGATGAGTCGCTAAGTGAGTTAGATGTAGTCGAGCAAAAGAAGCAACTACCTGAAGTAGCACCCTTGTCCGAGATGCCTGAGAAATACAGGCAGAAATCTCTGGAAGAAGTGGTCAAAATGCACCAAGAAGCTGAGAAGTTGATTGGAAAGCAAGCGCAGGAAGTTGGGGAAGTGCGGAAACTAGCAGATGAACTTATTAAGCAAAACCTCTCCTCTAAGCAACAACCTATTGAAAAAGAGCCAGAAGTAGATTTTTTCGAGAATCCACAAGAGGCAGTTCGTAGGACTGTTGATAACCATCCTGATGTACTTGCGGCTCGCCAAGCGGGTCAAGATTTCAAAAAGATGCAGATTCAGCAAAAGTTGGCGCAAGAGCATCCTGATTTCGGTCAGATTGCTCAAGATACAGACTTTGTGAATTGGGTGAAATCTTCACCTATTCGCCTTGGTTTGTATGCAAAAGCTGATGGTGAGTTTGA